GCTGGATTGATAGAAATACCAGCATTTGTAAATGTAAAACTCTCTTTCTTAGCAATGAGACCTTTTGCTACCTGGAATGCTGCTCTTCTTGCTTCTATCTTTCCTTGTGGTTTGCCCCAAAGTTCTGTTTCTGGTCCAATATGGAAGTGATCTCCACGAGAATTGCCAGTGTTTCCTTGAATAAAGGTTCCCTGACCTTCCAGAACAGCAGTATTACCACTAGGAACTTGAGTTCCGCCAATCATTTGCGTCTGTGCAGTCAGTTGACCACTTTGCATTTGTGATAAGAATTGAGTTGCTCTTTGACTTCTCGCAGTTACTCTTTCTTGATCTTTTTTATCAAGTGTTGTTGCATTTGCATTTCCTTTGTAGATCGCATTATATGCACCAGTCATGGTTGACATGTTCTGGTTATTAGCACCAACACTCTGGAAGAAAGCGACAGAAGCTTTTGCTGCAACTGCTGGATCATTCATCAAATCAGGATTGTTGACAAGATCAACTCCAATCAAATTACCTATCTTTTTATAATTATTTTTTCCAGTCAGTTGGATAAATCCCCTGCCGCGATACTTATATCCCTCACCGACAGCATTTCCCATTCTTTCTGCTTCAGTCATAGTAGAACTACTATAAACTTCATTAAAGAATTGCTGTGGATCTTTCTTCAATGTTTCAATTTGTGCATCTGACAAATGACTTACACGATCACGAAGAACTTTTCTGATTTGAGCAACAGAAGTATTTTCATAACTTTGCTCAGATTGCATTTTGAAACCACTCTCACCCTCAATTTGGGCGAGCATATTTGATGCTGCTCTATCATCATAACCAGCAGCTTTAATAGATGCCAGAATTGCTCTTTTATTTCCCTCTACAGTATTATCGGTTATGTAAGAAGCGCCTGCACCAGAACCCAGTGTTGCTGCAGATGCAGCACCACCTACAAGACCGCTAATAACACCACCAAGTCCTTTTAGACCTGTTGTGAAGATATCACCAAGACCTTCAAAAATGTTCTCAAACATGTTCTTTCCGCCCATGTTTTCATAGTAATGCTTCATTCCCTTAGCGGAAAGTTCTAGAACCTTTGGATTGAGTGGTCCTAAAGATGCCATAATCATGCCTTCACCAAGAGCTTCACCAATGTTCTTGGTTTCCTTTGCATTATTACCACTCAGGGTAAGTTCCGTTCCATGAAGCATGGAAAGATAACCACCCATTGGACCGCTGGATAGCATACCACCAGCACCCGATGGAATTTTATTAGCACCAGTTAGCATATCGGCAGTACCACCACCCGCCATGGAACCTAACAATCCACCAATCAATGCACCAGCAGCAGTTCCAAGAATAGGAACAACACTACCAATAGCAGCACCAGCAGCAGCGCCAGCAAGACCACCACCAACAGATCCAGCAGTTCCTGCACCAGCCTGGAAAGCATTTTGTCCCGATGACATTCTATCACCAAACTCCAGTCCAGCGGTAAGTAATCCAAGACCAGGAATGCCTCTAGTTGCTTTACCTGCCATCGCAGCGCCTTTTAGAAGACCTCCACCAGCTTTAGCACCCTTAGCAGCACCACCTAATCTACTCAGTGCTCCAAGTTTACCACGAGGTTTGACACCACCACCAGGACGACGTGCTTTTATATCACGCAATCTTTGCCTTGAAGTTCTGCCGTCTCTACCCTGAGTTATTCTACGGACCTTGCCTTTACGCATGTCCATAATATCAGATCCAATGTCAAGCATCTCCATCGCTCGACCCATTCTATTCATGTTGGCGTCATAACCACCCATGCCGCCGCCTGACCCGCCTTTTGCTTGCTGCTCGATCTTCTTCATTGTCGGGGTCAGGAACCCAGACATATCTTTGCCTTCTTCCAGACTTCTCTCTTCTGCCGCCGCTCGCTGACGACCCATTAATTTTTCTTGAGTTAAAGCAGATCTTTCACTCAGTTTAGTGTCGTTTGAAGTCTGCTCTTTAGTGACCTTTACTAAGGTCGAAATTGCTTCAGTATTTTTGGCAACAGCAGCAACAATATCAGCACCACTATCAGGTGAAATTGCAGGCGCATTTGTTGCAGCAGCTGTTTTTACTGTCTCTTGACGAGACTTAATAAATGCCTCTCTTCTTTGGGCATTTGTTAGATATTCTCCAGATGCACCAACACCACTTTGCGCTCTATTGAAAAATGTATCAGCACTGATACCACTACCATCACCAGAAAGGTTTGTGATAGCACCACCCTTTCTAGGACCATCAGGAGATCCTGGCAATCTAGGACCACCAGGAGGAAGTGCTTTTGTTCCAGATGGCAATGCTTTGGGTTGACTGCCCCTAGCATTTTATATGCAGGTGCCTGTCTCTTGGTAACGTCTCTGACATTTACCTCAACAGCTTTTTGAAGAGTGTCAAGTTTACCACTTACCTCTTCTTTGTTCTTTTTTGTGGTTTCACGCTCTTTATTCCACTGGTCTTGTAACCACTTGGCAATTTTGCCAAATAGTGGGCTTTCCCCAGATACATCTTGTGGTGTCAGAAAACCGTGTGCCATTAACGTTGCCTTGCTGCTTTTTCTTGCTCTTGCTTAAGTTGTTCCAAGTATTGCATCAGTAGCGTAGTATAAACCTCACGCTCCCAAGGCATCATATTCTCAATCTCTGTCAAGCTATATTTATGATGCTGCATCAAAGCAAAATTGGTCTTATAATACCCTTCCATAGTGTTATGGAAGAGGCTTATCCGAAAAAATTGGATAGACCCTGAATAACAACAGTATTTTCTACTCCAGTGTTTGGATTTTTGATTTTCACTTCATGTTTTAAGACGGGAGCATTAACAAAGAAATTTTGCACATCTTCAAATTGCTTATTTGTTAATCCTTCGACAAATTCAACAAATTCTTTTTTTGTAGTCGTAGAACTGTCATATACCTCTTCACCATCAAAAATCTGATCGATGCATTTTGCCATAATCTCAATAACATCATCAGCAGTCGAAGATTTGCCCATAATCGAAACTCTGACAAATTCCTCAAATGAAGGATATTTCATAATTACGCCCATCGTGTCAGATAGCATAATTTTGTTAGAATGCCCTTCTGGTTTAGAAACTTGAACTTCTGTCAAATTGAGATTATAGCGAACTTGCGTTGTTCCGTCATCTTCGCAAGTTAAGTTCATTTCTACAACTTCACCAACTGATACAGCGCGAATTTGAAGGAAAATATACTCTAAGTCAAAACTCGCCAAATCTTCGAGTTTTACGCGAGATTGGATGCAATTCTTTAGTAGTGTTTTTGTAGCATCTTCAATCTGTTTATCATCTTCTGATTGAAGTGCAAGTAAAAGTAGTTTTTCTTCTTTTACGACAAATGGGCGATATTTGATAGTTTTGCCCGTTGAAGGAACTTCCAACTCATAGGTTGGTAGTGCAACTTGTGGTAATGCCATTATGCTTAGATCAGATCATATGTATATTTAGCGCGACTTTTTGACCCAAAAATTAGCGGAAAAAATTTTCCCCAATTCATGGAATTGAAAAGTCAATTTTCAAAAATCGCCAGCTGGTCCAGGAGCAAGGATACTTGTTCTACCATTATCGTCCTTAAATTTATCATTTGCCCACTTCTCGTGGTTTGTAATGTCATTCTTAATTACATAGTGTCTCATGTAAGAGAATTGTGCTGTAACTTGAGTAAGTTGACTGTTGCCAAACTGCAGAGGAACAGCGTCAATAGCATATGGATATGCTTTTTCTAGAACATAAGTAATAGGTGCTCTTTCTGTTGTGGTGTTTCCACCCATTTCTGTCTTAGTGATTGCCATAGTGCAAGCATAGTCATCTCTAAACTTTAATCTAATACTTCTATTCTCATTTCTGCCACCACCAGAAGTTCCAGAAACAGCTTGCATCGATGCAAGATCAAATCCTGATTGATTTTCTCCCTGCTCATTGTGCTCACCAGAAAAGATAAAGTCAACCCAATCTTGTAAAAACTTTAGTGCAGTTAGGTTTGCATCACATAAAAATCCCAATTGAATTTCTGTAAATGTTCTGGTATGAGGATAACTAACTTGACCACTACCAACGTAGATACCATTCATCTGACCTTGAGCAGTTCCAATGTTTGGCAACTGTGCTTCATTGCAGAACATCTCAAAAAAATCTGCACCTTCCGCAGTTGGAAGTGTAATAGGACAGTTTACAAACTTGACTACAAAGTTATTGGTGAAGGACATTCCACCCTTTGCACCAATATTACTTAGAAAGGTGTTGATTGACACGCTAAATACCTATGTTGGTCCAACTATATTTATGGCATACTCTGGATTGTATAAACCCATCAATCCTGGCAAGTATCGTGGAAATCCAACTCGTGTTATCTATAGATCATTATGGGAACGAAAGTTCATGGTGTTCTGTGATAACAACCCCTCAATAATAGAGTGGGGGAGCGAAGAGGTAATCATTCCCTATCGTGCTCCCGATGGTAGAGTGAGGAGATACTTTCCAGACTTTTATATCAAGGTTCGTGAAAAGACTGGTGTCATCACCAAATATATTATTGAGATTAAACCCAAGAAACAAACTACACCCCCGAATGACAAAAACAAAAAAACTGCTGCCTATCGTAATGCTGCTCTGACATACGCAAAGAACTACGCAAAGTGGTCCGCTGCGCGTGAGTATTGTGAAGACAGGCAGATGAACTTCTTAATACTTACCGAAGATCACTTAGGAGTATAACAATGGCAACAGGATTTGCATCTATCCAGCGCAACTCCACAAATAAAGACCCTGGATATAAGACACTCTTTGAAAGAGTAAATAA